TACCGTCTGAGCTACAGGCAAGGGTGGCAGAGGGTGATGTTCCATCTTCTGTTTCATAAAATGATAGGTCTTCCCATCGAATATTTTTAGGCATTTTTTCAGCAAGCGCCTCATATTCTTCTTTAGAGACTTCTTGATATGGAGCCTGCTTGTATGTGTGTTCTGAGTGAGGTAGGAATGAAATTCCAGAAACCTCATCAAAATTCTTGTAGACCCAAGCACCAACTTCCATCCACTCTTCTTCTTTTACAGAAACAGTAATAGATGGCTTATGCTCGCACCAAGCACGTTGATAGACTAGCCATATATCTAAGTGCTGAATAGCTGTTAAATCATTTCTAACAATTGCACCTTCTGGTGCTTTTACAGGAAATGAAAATACATAAGTGTCGTTTGGCTTCATTACGTCATCTTCTACTGGAATTCCAACTTCCTTTAGAAATGTAGAGATAGGGTCTCCTTTTGAGCCACGAACTGTGCGAATGTAATACGGTGAATGCCATGGATGCATTCCTGAAGATACCCCGACCAATTGAGACACTGTTCCAGAAGGCTTTACGCAAGTAATGGCGGCAGACTCAGGAATCCCAATTTTCCCAGCCTCTTCTTTATTAACCTCTCTTGCTCTTTCACGCATTGTCATTAAGAATGACTCAAGCATTACTAGATCTTCTTTGCCAGACATAAATTTGTGCCCGAACTGTCCAGTTAACGATACGCCAAGCAGCCTTTCTTCTTCTGTATTGTCTTTCCAGATTTTACGAAGATATTTAAAGTCTGTTAGCGTTGATTGCCAAGTACCAAGAATCGTAGCAAGCTCAACCTTACGCTCAATATCTTTCTTTGTGTCATTTTCACGTAATACGACTTCTGAAAGGTTGCAAAACTGATAAGGACGTAAAATAATTTCTGAGCACGGGTTAGTTCCATAGTGTATATCTGGATCTCTTCTTCCAAACTTGGCTGCTTGGGCTTGAGCTGCGGCCACATTGTATATACCTCGTTCTCCTGACTTTGAATCATAAAGAGATTTCCATTCTGCAATAAATTGCTCCATCTCTGGTTTGCGTGAGTACGCAACAGAGTTATTTGACAAAGCACGTTGTGGACTTGCCTCCCACCAGTTGCCTGACTTTGCTTGTGCCATTTCAATATCATTAATATTAGATAAAGAAATCATTGCTGAGCGTCTTACACCGCCAACAACTACCACTTCACCAATCTTGCACATAATGTCGTGGCATTCAATTGGTTTTAAGCTTCTTCCAGCAGCGTTCTTAAACTTTGCAATTGTAAAATCAAATAGGTTAATAAGCGGCTGTGGCCCAGAAGATCTTCCGCCCATGGTTTTTAATCTTGCGCCTGCGGGACGAACCTTAGAAACATCAATCGCTGGGATATGTCCAGTCCATAGTAATGCAAGTAATTCACGGTAAGCTTTAGCCCAACCTTGTTTTGAATCTTCGACAACAATTACAGTATCTGATTTTTCAAGTTTTTCTGGTACTGCGGGAAGCTTATTGATGTACTTGTATTCAACTGAGAATCCGACACCAGTTCCACACATAAGTACATACATTGTTTCATCAAATGAACGAGGGGAATCAACTGGAAGAAAAGCACAGTTGTATCCAGCAACATTATCTCTTTCTAAAGCAGCACCTGAAGTCATTACCGATCTCATAGATGGCATTACATTTCGTTCAAAAACAAACTCTTTTAATTCCGCAACAAGCTTTTCATTTGGAATATAATTATGGTTTGTCTTTAAATGATTAGTCATAAATGTAAAATATCTATCTACTGTTTCTCCCCAAGTTTCTCTACGACCTTCTGCTTCTACCCATTTTGCATATCTAGATAAAGCAATAAAGTTTTCATAAGGATTTTCAATAGTTTTTGACATTTGTTATACGACCTTTTCTCCGCCTTGCGGTGCTAATTTTAAGTGAAGTCCTAGTGTATCAAACTTTTATTTAGTGGTCTAGGGGTTAAAAATATTTTTAAAAATATCATTATGTGAGATAGTGTTTTAGTCAACTAACTTGACAGCTGTTTACATTTAATGCTATTCTTAGAGTTCGTTATCTCTATAGGAGGAAATGCCAATGGAGAATATAAAGCAACAGTTTAGCGATTTAGTTCGTGACTGGACAATAATAGCAGTGACAACACTGTTTTTGTTTTCTGGACAACCATCATCTAGCGCTTTAACTGTAGTAGAACCTTTAGTGAAAACTGAAGCCCAATTAAAGCAAGAAGTCTTAGATAGCTTTAGTAAAGAAATTTACAAACCATCTGAGATGCTTACAGACGAAGAGTTAAAACTATTACTTGAGACTGTAGGGTTCGAAGGAGTAGGCCTTAAAAAAGCTTGGTCCATAGCAAAGCGTGAATCTAATGGAAGACCGCTTGCATATAACGGGAATAGGAATACAGGAGATAGTTCTTACGGATTATTTCAGATAAATATGATTGGAAATCTTGGTCCAACAAGACTTGAGAAATTTGATCTACAGAGTAACAAAGAGTTATTCGACCCAGTAACAAACGCAGAGATAACGTACTATATGACCAATGGCGGTATCGATTGGTCAGCTTGGAAGGGTATGACCCCAAGAGCTAAGGAATTTTTATTAAAATTTCCGACAAAGTAAAGGAGATGGGATGAGGATACAATACGTATCAACTTACATCTCCATGTCAGAAGAAGGATTGGTTGAAAAGCTTTTATGCCCAGTAGACCAATCCATTCTTTTTTGTAATCAAGATCTTAGTGACTTAATATTTCTATACTGCTTATCCTGTGAATATAAAAAAGAACTTGGGTCAGCAACATATGATAAAATAGTAAAATGTGTTGATGGAGGAAAATAATGTGTATTGGCGAGTGTATTTGTAAGATTGAAAATGAGTCAGAACCTATGAAGGTGACCGACGCAATGGGTAGAGAGGTTTTTTGGTTAGATGCAGGAAGACCTGAATAATAAACAATCTAATGACCTAGAAGATAATCTCCCTATGGTTAATTATATTATGCTCCACAGAATATACGATATGCTTTCTCTTATAGCAAAAGGTTCTGTAGGGCAAGAAGAAGTAAGCAAAATGATCGAATATCATGAACAGGGGTATTTACTTGGGCCCAGCCCATCGTATTCTCCCCCAGAAAATGATTGACATATAATTTAAAGTATTTTATACTTTAAATCGGGTTGAGCATTTATGTTCCCCGTGTGCTTTATGCACGTACATAGCCTAAATGGATCCGCCTCCGTTTAGGCTTTTGTATTTCTAAAATGCTAGAATGTAGATATGGAAAACACTCAATTATTAAAATTTATGGTGGATAGGTTTAATCACTACAACCTAGAACTTGCCACTGAAAGCGGGATGTCGGATTCTGATGCTGCCTTGTATGTGGAGGCAAACAGAGAGTATGCCTTTATAATACTTCATAAGCTTTTTAAAGACATGGTTTCTGAAGGACACCTAAACCTATAGGTATTAGTAAATTGTGTTTAATTACATGCTATAATTATATTCAACAGCGAGGAGCAACTAAATGAATTTTTACGACAGACCAGATTGCATAAGACTATCAAAATATACAGATGCCTATGGAACTGAGAGCGGAATTTTTTTGTTTAAGAATTTTGTTCCAGAAGAATTAATGGCAGATATGGAAGCAGAACTTGGCCCACAGGGTAGAGATGAAGATAGCTACGGATCCACTCTGATTAGTTGGTACACTAACAAGATAACTCCTAGACCAAAAAGACTATTAGAGTTTTGGGAGCTAATCAGTGAGCTGATAGGTCCAAAATGGGTTATACACCCATCACAAGCAATTTTAAATGTAAGACCTGGCGATAACGGAATGTTTATTCACTCTGACAGCCCTGGCAAAGGACAATGTCACTTACTTTCACAAGATGATAAGTATGATACCTGCTGCGAGCTAGATTATGGTCTAGTTGCATACTTTGGAAACTTTGAAGGTGGAGCATTATTCTACCCAAGCATACACGCAGATGGTGTGCCAAGAATAGATGAAAATGGATGGAACGTTCCTCCTGCACAAGGAGAGCCTTGCTTTGAATATACTCCACAAAGAGGAGATCTTGTTATCCACAGTGCATTTGATCCTTACGCACATGGAGTACGTGAAGTAACTTCAGGCGTCCGATATGCTTTCTCAAACTTTGTATTAAAGGCAGAGGATAATCCAGGAACATTTTATAACTATGGAACAAAAGAGTACTACGAACAAATTGGCGATAGATCAGAAGAAAGAATCACTGAATGGCTTAAGCCTCTCAAGGTAAACCCAATGTTTACAGATGAGAGAATAGCAATTATGCAGGCATCTGGCCTAGAGGGCGTAGAGCTTGCAAAAGAGTTTAATCATAACTTTGTTAAAGAAGATAAATAACGCCATATAGTGCGAAAGTGAAAAAGTGCGGCGGTAGAAGAAGCAATTTGGGAGGTATATATGCCTAGGGACCATTTTAGCAAGATGATGAGTAGCCCATATTTTCAAACAGATCATTTTAAGAATGAATCTGTTGAAGCCTTGTTAGAAAAAAAGATAGAGAAGAAAATTTCTTTATTTATTGATATATTAAAGTTTAAGCGACACAAGGCCAAATAAGGCTCTTTGAGTAAAGTTGTACCAGTTACACTGGTTAAATTCTCTATTAGCCTTCTAGGCCCTTTTAAGACCTATTCTGACAGAATCTGACAAAGACAATAATCATATATTCTAGTCAACTAGGATAAATATAGATATCCTATATATAGACCCATTAGGATACATGCAAATATTGCGACTGACTTATAGAGCTGAGAGTTCTTCATTGTCTATATCTTCATTTAGGTCAAAATCAAAGATTTCTTGACTTCCCGCCCAATTTAAAAATTTAGAGAGCATAGCTCCAGAAAGAATTGCTGTCGCAATTAGAATTACTAATGCCCATACTTTTTTCATACGTCTACCTTTTCTCCTAATCTTGATTTTATGTCCAAATAAATTTTCCAACACTCCCATTGGTCTTTTGGGTACATTTCTAAAACTAATTGATTAATTATTGTTCTGCCACTAGCTTGCTCACGAGGTATCCTGTTAAAATTTTTTCTTTCTCTAACTTTATCAAAAACCTCTTCGTCTGTAACCTTTTTGGTTTTCATATAGCCAAGATCATAGTACTCTTTAACTATATCTATAAATAAATCCTGATTTTTAGTAAGAGTTTCAAAGCTAACAATTTTAACTCTATTTAAATCTTCAATTTTATAAAAGAAATCATAATATCTTTCTTCTTCTCTTTTAATAGAATCTCTTATGCCTTCTATATCAGACTCTTCTAATAGCTGAGCATACCCGAGGTGATCCTTATGTCCAGATACTCTTAGCCATCTTTCAGCACCAGATGCAATAGTGTCGTATGGATTTCTAATAAGTGCAATTTGCTTACCTTCAGTTTCTTCCATGTTTTTTCTTTCATGTCCCACTGCAGTAAAGTTAACGTTGTATTCCTTGAAAGCTAATCTCAATAAATCTTGAGCAAAGTTTAATCCTGATCCTGCTGGACTAGCAATTGATTTAATTATAATCATTTATCTCCTTGTAGGGATACTGGGATTTGAACCCAGAATCTATTGTATATAAGACAAGTGCTTTAACCAGATTAAGCTATATCCCCTAGGGACTAGCGTATTCGGTTTGCTACTAATTTTTCGATGCAAGATGTGCAAAAGTTCTCAAGTATGCCTTTAGCGTTAATACGCTCCACATACTTTGGGTTTTCACAAAAGTCACATTTCATATCTACAGTATACTCTATATTCTAGTCAACTGCAATACAGATTTAATAATAAATAGATTATATATTTTTTCCCAATATTCTTTCTTAAGAGCATCTTTCTTTTTGTTATGCCATGGCTGATCTGGGTTAATTACATCTGCAGCATACTCTGTTGTGAATTCTTGGATTCCCACCGCATCTTTAATTGACTGCTGACTAATAGGAGTCAACATGTTGTGCTCTTGAGCATATTGTCTTAGTGACTCGCAAAAAATATTATTTTGATTTTGTCGATCTTCATATGTAAAGGTTGGAGAAATTCCATCATATTTTAATAGCATCTCTGTAAATTGTGGAAGTGGTTCTATTATTTGTATTATAGAATTGCTGTAGTAGGCTCTAATCCTATCCAACATCTGGTATGCATCTTCTACCGCATTATTGTACTCGACTAGTCTCTGTCTTATGTCTACATACCCAAGCCACACTAAAACAATGTCTGGATCTTGAAATTCGTTAAAATCTCTTATCCACCATTCTTGTGGTTTATCGACATATTCGTTTATATTTTCCAAGCCTTCTGATTTTTTATTTTCCGCTGAGTATATTTCTGGATCAAATGACCAAGCTGTAAGTCCTGCCATTCCCCAAGCTTTAAAATCTACTGGGCAAGTTTCTGGATTCCAATGCTCCCAAACTCTGGTAGTATGGCAATCTCCTATTAGGTATACTTTTTTCATACTTTATTGTATCATTCTATTTATCACTTGATCTTAGGTCTTAGGTCTTATATATTTAATATTTATTATTTGTTGATTTGCTGACCCCCCGACCCCCCTATTGGAAGTATACTATTTACAAATTCTATGTCAAGCTTTTCCCAACTAGCCCCATTGCATATCTGTCCGACCCGCCAGTAACTTTTCTTACTCCGTGCTTATAAATATTTTCAAATCCTGGATGAAATACTATAGACCCACGCTTAGGCTTATAGTCAATCTTTAAGTATTCGTAATAAAGTTCCCCACCTTCATAATTATCGTTTAAATAAAGAGTTGCAGACATAAAATTATTTTTTTCGCCACTTTTGGGATCGTTATAATTGTCAACATGTGAATTTAATCCTCCGCCAATTGGAATTCTCATTATGATGCCGATACTATTCCAGCTGTATGCATGATCAGTTGCAGCACTAACTTTATCTATTATAAAACTAGGATCTGGAAACACGGACGTGTTGTTAAACCACAATGGGTTTGACCAACCCTCTTGAGTTACCCACTCTGTTTTTTCTATATGGGAATCAAGCATAGATAGCTCTTCTTCTGATAGAAATTTTTCTATTTCCCACACACGCTTATCTTCAGTTAAATAATTTTTCATATTATAATTTTACCACTTATTTTTAGTTAACTATCTTTTCATATTTCAGAAAATGTTAATATATTTTTATCTTGTACGATACACACCACAGAAAAAATCGGACATTTTGGATAGACCGCACATATTGAGCGTGATTGTGGCGCATATCACAGGGGTTTTCTAAGATTTATTTGCGACACGCCCGAGAAACGGGTCTAAATGTCAGTCCCCCCTGCTAGAATAAATATATAAAGAAAAACAAGCGGTAAAGAAATCCGCTAAAGAAAGGAGCAATCAAATGCTCACTCAAAAAACACTAGACGCAATCGTCTATGAATACCAACACGGGGGCGTGAAGTCTAACCACCCCGAATTGACTACCTATGAACGCAAGGCGTTGCTAAAGCACCTCTTTAGCCTACCGACCTATTGCGCTTGTTGTGTGAGGTAAATCACACGGACACTAGGGTCTAAATCCCCCTAAATGTCAGTCGTATCGGCTACAATAACGACATAACAACTAAATAAGAATTAGAGCGTGAGCCTAGCAAATAATCCGAAAGGTGAGCCTAGCAAATAATCGCTCAACAACTAACTAACTACTAACGAAAGAAGAACAGACAATGACTATCACATACACACTATGGCAAGGCTCTCAACTATTAGCCGTCAATCAAAAGGCTAGCAAGCCTGAAGAAATCTTAGCGGTAATCGCTGAACTAAATAAACTAGGTAAGGGTTTCACTTACAACATTAGAGAAGTAGAGGTCAAGTAATGTCATACGCATACTCATACAATACAAACACGATAGATAAATACGAGTCTATCCAATCAGATGTCGCAGACGCATACACTTATCTAGATGAGGCAGATGAAGAACAACCGCCACTAGATGACTTTGATGATGTTGATGATGAAGAATTAGCAAAAGTATTCGCACTAAGTTGGGATAACTAATAATGATACCTAACGGATTTGATTTATACATAACAAGCGAATACGGATTTGAGTTAGATAGTTTCTTAGGGTCTATCTATCTACCTTGGCACACTATTATTATCACCGCCCTAGCACTAATCGCTTATAAGATTTATAAGAGAAAGAAGAATAAGTAATGACTACTAATCGCATACTAACTACGCTAGTCCAATTAGGTATCGGTATCCCCGCCCTAATTATGCTACGCCTAGTAATTCGTGATCTAATTCACAATAAATTACGCTAACGCTACGGCGTGTCGGCTTGACAAAGTCAAGCTGGCCCGCAAGGGCACGGGGTCGGGCGTGTCGTTACGCTAATGTTATAGAACCCCTTGAATTTTGTGAGGTTTATCACAAAAAAAGATTTCTTGAAACACGGCGTGTCGTGTTGATAATGTCGGTGTGCTCGTGTATACTACCTACTATAACCACAACGAAAGGTCGATAAAATGACACTAGATGAATACAAGGCTTATGTAGAAGCCACACGCAAGGAAAGCCTATTGAAGGCTATCGCAACAATGTCAGAGGCTAATGATAAGATGTCCTCTCTATTCAATACTAAGGAGGCAGACTAAATGGGTTATGTAGAAATCTTTCGCATAGATAACGAGGGTGCGGGTTGGGTAGATTTATCCGAAGCAACCCCCGATGAATTACTAGATTTAGAAATTGGATTATTTCAGGAAGGTGCGCTCTAATGAAAAGATACACATTTGGCGTTTGGCTAGACATAGATGCAGAAGATGAAGAAATGGCTATTTCTTTATTTGATAGCGTTGTAAAAAATGCTTTTGTTTCAGACTCTTATTGTTTTGAATGGAAAGAGGTTGCAGATGAAATCGCAGTTTGAAAAAGATTTAGAAATCAAAGAAAGTTTTATAGACTTTCTAAATGACCTTTATCCAACTGTAAAAATCGGCTACTCAACTTTCACACCCGCCGAAATTCTAGAGTGTTGCGATCCTGTTGCGTTTGCGATTGGATTAGTAGAGCACGAAGATTATTTAGCAGAATTAGAAGAAGAATAACGGCGTGTCGGCTTGACAAAGTCAAGCTGGCCCGCAAAGGCACGGGGTCGGGCGTGTCGTTACGAGATTGTTATAAAATCCCGTGAAATTTGCGGCGTGTCGATTTGACAGACAAATCGGACATATTGATGTGATTAGTATCACACGGCTTGAGCGTCTCATTATTTGGACTTACTGGCTAGTAATGTGAAAATGTCAGTAGGCTCGTGTATAATTCCATACATAACAACAAACGAAAGAAGGTCTGCCAATGGCTACCAAACTATACACAATCGAAAGCCTACTCGTAGGACAAAACTACCGCTCACGCAATCGCCACTTTGCTGGTGAAATTGTATCCGCTAAGCCTCGCCCTGAAATTTGGTATGGCGATAAAACTGAAGCGTTTCTAATCGAAATTCGCACAGGCGGTCTGCGAAATAAATTCGCAACTGTTGCCGTAAAGGTTGGTGAATAAATGATAACTAAAGATTACATTGACCAAACCGAATTCTATTTGGTAAAAGATGAGCAACACTTTTGCTGTGATGAAAGTCAATTCCGCTATGTGTGTAAAGCACACGGCGAGCAAATGGATTGCTACTTTTGCGGATTTGATTATGACCAAGATTGCGAGGAACAACACTAATGATAAATTCAGTAATGACTTTCCCTTGTGATGAATGTGATGGTTCAGGTCTTATCTTTTGGGGTAATGACCTTGACTATGATGTCGAGCCTTGCGATTGCGCTCTAACTCCAAACTATAACCACTACAACCCAAACGAATAGGAAAACTAATGTATAAAATAACTTGTGCTTATGATAGCAACGCTCCCCACTGGTCTGCCGAATACGAAAGCGAATTTGGTGCTTGGGAAAACTTTTTCAAATTTACCGATTGGGGATTTGCTGATGAATACTCAACTGTAAATATTTACACGCCAACAGGCAAATGCTATACAAAAGTTTTCTACAGAACAGGAATGGTATCAGTTAAATGATGACACGCAAAGATTATGTCGCAACGGCAGAAATTCTAAAGTATGCTAGCAATAAAATTCACCCCGCTGTTTTTTCTAAAATCGTAAATGATTTCGCTGAAATGTTTGCGGTTGATAATGAAAGATTTGATGTAAAACGATTTCACGAAGCGAGTGGGTATAATGTTCCTAACTTCACTTCAAGATAAAGTTAAACGAATTCAGGAATTGCGTCGCAGTAATGCGGCGCAACCTGTTCGTAATAAAAAAAAATACACACGCAAAATAAAACATAAAAATAAATTTGATCAATAGCCCGCAGCTTGGCCCCCAAAGGCACGGGGTCGGGCGTGTCGTTACGGCTGTGATCAAAATCACCCTGGAAAGCTGGGCCAAGATTGGAATATGTCGGTCCATTCTGCTATACTTGCCATTCAACCAACGATTGAGGTCCAATGAAACTAAAACGCTCTAACGATAGAAAGGTGGCTAACCTTGTCACAAAAAATGGAAAGCAAGCCGCAATTGCGAACACGTTCGGGCTCCCTGCAGGAAAGAATTATTCATGCCCTGGTGCCACTAGTATTTGTGAGAGTGTTTGCTACGCAGGAAAACTCGAAAAGTTATTCCCTGGAGTAAAAACTAATCTGCTACACAATTGGGAATTGCTACGCAATGCCGATATGGAAACAATGTATCAATTGCTAAATGAAATGATTATTGATTTCAAGGCTGATTGTGTAAAGAAAGACGCCCCTATGTTATTCCGTATCCACTGGGACGGGGATTTCTTCAATGATTTCTATACTTATGCCTGGAAGAATGTAATCAATGAGCACACCGATGTTCAATTCTGGGTTTACACACGTGTAAAGTCTGCAGCGCTTATTCTAAAGGATGTTCCTAATCTATCTCTTTACTATTCCACCGATGATGATAATAAGGAAATCGGTCACGAACTAAAAGTAAATGAGGGAATTCGTCTTGCCTACCTAGGGAAGACATTCGCCGTGACTGAAAGCACAATGAAAGAATTGACGGGCAAGCCTGGTGCTAAGTGTCCTGAGAATATGAAATCAATTCCACTTATCTCTTCTGCAGGGTCCGCCTGCGTATCGTGTGGATTGTGTGTTTATGGTAAAGCGGATATAAGATTTTCTGCGAGTAAAAAATAAATGTATGACGTGATCGGATCTGTAATTGGAATTATATTAATTGCATTCTTGTGCTCACCACTTGTGCTAGCGGTGTACATGTGGCGTGGGGCCAAGATTGATAGTGATAATGACGGTAAAGATGATGTGCCCTATCGTTGGGAGAAACAATAACGGCGTGTCGAGTTGACAATTGTCAGCTCGGCCCCTATATGTAGGGGGGTTATCCACAGGCTTACGAGAGTTATCCACAACCCCTGAAATTGTGAGGTTAATCACAAAAGCTGCGACACGCCGAGGATGGATTAGGTAATGTCAGTGCCATACGCTATAATTGCTACTATCCAACAACGAAAGGCTACAAATGTCTAATCTAATGAAAGTTCCACACACAGTTGTATTCGAGGCAATTATTGACTTGGATAAAATTCCTGCAAGTTTATTGCCTGCGCTAATTGCGCTTGATAAAAGTTCAATTGAACAAATGTGCAAGGAAGCAACACTACACGCACTTGGTATGTCTAATGTATTACCACTTGCAAATGATAACAACACTTGGGCTGAAGTAACTATCAAAGGAGATAACTAATAATGGGATACAACACTGCGCTTGATTTTGCAGAATTAGATTTAGAACAAGGTATTGCTATGCACTTACAAGGTAATCATTACCCGCCCGTTCCACTATCTATGGTCGAGCCTTGCATCGAGGCTATTGACGCCTATTGGGAAAATGACTACAACCGACAGATCGAAATGCCTGAAGGCGTATTCTATCGAGGCGAAAGGTTTGCCCCTGCATCGGCTATTGTCGAACAGCACCACTTAGACGCTTGGCTACAAGAAAGTGACTAAGGTCACACAATAAGTTTCTCAAATACTGAGATAGGGCTAGACAAATGTCAGACCCCAATGTTATACTTACCACCTACACAGAAAAGAGGCAAAAATGACAATCAACGACAAGTTGTATCAGGTTGGCGATTTATTCACCACCCTAAAGTCAAAAAAGACGGGCGTTATCAAAGAGATACACCCACAAGCATCTGGCTCGGTGCGTGTCTTGCTAGAAATGCCTAGCAAAGAAACTCGCTGGACTTCAGTATCTGCTAAAACACTTCTAGGCGCATAACCTAGAACGAAACAGGGACAGTTTAGAGAGTGTTCTAGTCCAATGTCGTAAGTAAGAACTCTCCACCTTCGGGTGGAAATGTCAGACCCCCCTGCTATACTAATCAACCAACCAACGAAAGGAAATACAATGAGCAGACAAATCACAGTAAAGGTAGCAACAAGCAAAGTAATCAAAGCACTAGAGGCTCGTCTAGCAACACTAGAAAGCGATTACAGCACACAGACCGCAAAGGAAGCAAAGTTCGGCAAAGCGCAAGAAGCGTGGCGCAAGGAAATCGGTAAGTGGGCTATTGCCAACTTCTCAAAGGCTGAGAACCTTCGCACAAACTATCGTCAATGGAACAACACTCTCAATGTTGATTTTGACATCATCACAAAAGATGGAAGTTTTCCTGCTGAACCTGAAAAGGATTTTGAGGTTATCCATCAGCACCAGTATCGTGAGATGAAAGAGGACATTACAAATGCTCTCACAATTCTCAAGATGACAGATGAGGAAACAGTAAATGCTTCTACAATGAAGCAGATTGCTAAGTATCTCTAAATAATCCAACGACCTGAGTATGTCGCCAAACTGCTCTCCTTCGGGAAACTACTAACAAAGGCAATACAATGGCAAATCGTTATCGTGTTGAAATCTATGACGCAAACAAACTCAATGATGTAACAATTTATTCTGAGCAAGGTGTTGATAAGGAATACCTAACTGAATTAGTTTTTAGTAATCTAAATAAATTCAGCGGCAAAATAAATGCTTACGTTTTTGATAACGTAAAGAAAAAGAAGACAACCGCAATGTTCTTAGATGAATCTATTGTGAACTTCAATAAACAATTACTAAGCAAGGCTACAAGGATCGAATTCGGGAGTTAATCCTGAGCTCGGCCCCCAATAGGGAGGGGTTATCCACAGCGTTACGGCCACCTGTGGATAAGCCCTGAAATTCTGTGAGATTAATCACACTGATCAATTCGGACATATTGTAACTAATCCTAGACAATGTCAGTGGGGTCTGTTATACTTACAACTAATCAAACGAAAGGTAAAAAATATATGGCTCACAATCTAGAAATGGAAAACGGCGAAGTTGCTTTCGCTCTCCGTGGCGCACCTGCTTGGCACAACCTAGCAAATCGCATCTTTACAAAAGATGAGGAAGTTACAACTGCAACAATGCTTGAAGAAGCAAAGTTAGCAAATTGGAATGTTCGCTTATCTCCACTCACCGACCACATTTCAGAATCTTGGAATGATGTATCTCAGGCTCAGTTGGTTATTCGTGATAACCCATTCAATAAGGGAACTGATGTTCTTGCAACTGTTGGCAAGCGTTACAAGCCAGTTCAGAATGAGGAACTATTTGCATTTGCCGATGCAATTCACGATGCCAATGCTGATTGCCGTTGGGAATCTGCTGGCTCACTAAAGAAGGGCAAAGTCGTGTTCGGAACTGTAGATATTCCACGCACAATGGTTCTTGACCCACAAGGCGCTAACGATGAGACAAAACTTTATCTCATTGTATGGACTTCACACGATGGTTCTGTTGCCGTTCAAGCAGCGGTTACTCCTGTTCGTGTTGTCTGCCAAAATACATTGAACCTTGCAATGCGTAATGCAAAGCAATCATTCAAGATTCGTCATACACAATCTGTTGATGGTCGTATTCAAGTTGCTCGTGAAACTCTTGGGCTTGCTCTCGGTTACTTCGATGAATTCGAAACTGAAGCAAAGGCACTTTACTCTCAGGCAATTACTGATGCTGAATTCTCTAAGTTGATTCAGACAATCTATCCTAAGCCAGATAAGGATTCTGCTAAGGTTGCATTGACTAAGTGGGAGAATAAGGTTGTATTGCTTGATGACCTTTACCACAATTCACCAACTAACGCTAACATCAAGGGAACTAAGTGGGGTGCTTTCAATGCACTTACTGAGCGCCTTGACTATTATCGTTCAGGTCGTGGCAATTCTGAAACACTAATGGCTGGTGCATCAGGCTTTGACCCAATTCTAACTGCTGAGAAAAACAAAATCAAGAAATTGGTTTCTGCTTTCTAAATAAATAAATCCTGAGCAAGATTTAAAACTGCTCACAATTTTTTCTTGATCCATTAGCTCAGTTGGTTAGAGCGCTACCCTGTCACGGTAGAGGCCGACGGTTCAAGTCCGTTATGGATCGCAAAGCGCCCGCAATGTTAAGGGAAGTAAAAATGTGTTACGACTCACATAAAAAAAGCCCTGAAAACTATTGCACATGTCAGTGGGGTCGTGTATAATTCTCGGCATGACAAAGTATCAGAAGTATACCTGGGTGTGCACAAGCGATTGTGATGCCTTAATTGAATATACCTTTAAAGATGGCTATGGATGGCCAAACGGTGTGATGGACCTCACATGCAGATGTGGGACCAGTTGCACATTATTGTCAGTGGAAGATGCTACAATACCGTATACAGATACACCCCTAACGAAAGAGGAACCAATGGAAACAACAGAAACATCAGCAGTAACAATTCCTGATACATACAATCCTAACTTATTGGTTACATACAAAGTAATCCGTGGTTATTCAGATGCAGAATATGCAACTGACAAAGTCTCATCAATTGAATGGGACCTTCATAACTCTAGAACTAATTCTAAAACAATTCACGTTTTAAATTCTAAGATTGACACAGTCAAGGATATTATCACTGAGGCATATGCCGATTCAGATGACCAAGATACACTTCGTGCAATTGCTGAAGCGCTTGGCATTGAACTAGTTCGAGAAGTTCTATTTACTGCAACTCTTGAAGTTAGCGGAACATATTCATACAATGTATTAGATTCAGATTATGAATTGGACCTTGATTCAGAAGTCACAGATGCTCTTTACGCCGATTCAAATAACGGTAACATCACAATTGATGACACCGAAGTTTGCCACGTAAGGGAAGCATAATGTATTTTGAGTTGACTGCTCCCGATAGGCTATCTCTTGAGATGGCTTATTGGGATGCACAAATCACTGGACTCGACCCTGAGTTTATGCCACCGTTGACATTCAATGTCGGAACTGGTAGTATTGAGAAAGTAAGTCGCATTCGTGACAAGTATAATTTATCAGAATCATATTGGTCAGATAGAGAAGCGACAGGATATAAGGAGAAATAATGTCAGATTACAAAGATGGTTTTGAAGACGGGTATAAGTTTGCTCGTGAAGAGATGATGGAGAAGTTGGCAGAGATTGATATCGCTGACATCGACTCTTGGATTCTTGACCGTCTTTCCGAAATGATTGAAGGTGGAACATTATGACAACTGAGGATCTAACTAGATGGATTGGCTGTGATCAATGTGGTACAGCTCAAGCAAAGTATGTAGTTAAACTAGTAGAAGGCGAGCTTTTCTTCTGCGGGCACCACTACAATGCAAGCAAGGCAGGCCTTGACAAGGTCGCATACGAAGTGATAGAATTAAATAAAACGGAAGAAGCAATACCTATACTAGAAACGGCGGAATAAAATGGGCGACAGAGCAAACTTTGGATTTAAAGATTCTAAGGGCGATGTACTATATCTATACGGACACTGGGCTGGACATCGCATGCTAGAGAATTTAGCAAATGCTGTAGAGCAGGCACGTCCTAGGTGGAGCGACCACTCATATGCAACACGTATATGCATTAGCCAATTGATAAATGAGGAATGGCCTAGCGAAACTGGATGGGGCCTCTACATCAATCAATTAGGCGATAATGAGCACAAGGTACCTGTAATTAACTGGGCCGCTAAAACGTTTACCCTCATGGAAGAGGACCTGCAGGCAGAAGTCTTCAGTCAATCGCTGGATGCATTTGTCTCAAAGTATTCCAGTCAACCAAGTATGGTATAATTAATCCAAGGACCTTGGTCCTGGTTTTAATATAGAAATGAAATGGTGCATCTATTAGTCTACGGGCCAGGTGCTAAGTAAAGCGGTTTATTTCTTTCGTTGGAAATCAGCAGCCATATTCATACCCCCAGCTTATAGCTGGGGGTTTTCTTTTGCCCACAAAGACATGAGGGTATCATATCTCTTTTACGAGGTCAATATGAAAACTCCTGAAATTCTGTGATCTTGACCACATTCTGAATAAAATGTGGTGTGACTCACACCCAAATAGTATTCCAATTGTCAGTGGTCCAATGTATAATTATCACATATCAACGAAAGGATATAAAATGCCAAATTGGTGTTATAACACATTAACTATCCAAGGACCTAAGTCTGAGGTAGATATGATTAAAGATAGATTGAATAAGCCATTTGTATTAGCACAAGAGACATATGGTATGGGTGATATTAGTCTTTCAGGTTTCCCCACCAAAATTGAATTAGTTGAATATAATAATCCTGTCTTTGCTTTCCACAATATCCACTCATATAAGGATGACGGAATTACTGATGAGGAATATGCTTGCCAACCTAATCGTGGTGATATAGATATTCAGAATGACCCTGATTGGTTCCGCAAATCTGTTGAGTTTGCTAAGACTCAAAAGGATTGGTATTCTTGGAATAATTCTAATTGGGGAACCAAATGGGATGTAGCCGTCCGTGACGGTGATAAATATCCAAATACAGAATTGCTTGAATATAAATCAGAAGGTGATGACAATTGGGTTGTCTATAAGTATGAGACTGCTTGGTCACCTGCTGTAACTATCTTAACTAAACTAAGTAATCTTGTTCCTAACTGCCTGCTCACATTAGAGTTTGAGGAAGAAACAGGTTGGGGTGGAGAATATGAGATTGTCCGTGGTGAAGTAAAGGAAATCTTGGAATATGAAAACCGTTGCTATGCTTGCCAGTCTTTTGATTGTGTTGAGTATTGCGAAGATGACTGCGGTGAATTCTGCTCAGAATGTAATCAAGGTTCTTGGCAGGATGAAAAGGCTATGGCAGAATGTCAGACCCATAGTGTATTATTACCTTTGAAAACCTACACACAGGAGGAAGCGCTAAATGGCTAGTTTCTTAGAAGATGTAAATCAAATGGTAATTGACGCTGTATATCAAGATATAGCAGAACAATTACTAGAGGACTGGATTAATAATAATCTAGATGAAGGCCAGTACTATGCAGATAAACAATTTGCAGAAATGTCAGGAGATGAATTTATATATGGTGAATTCAATAAGTTCTATAATCTAAAAGAGGGAGATGAGGATTACCTATGTTAGGCTACACTGAATCCGATCTAAATAGAATGATTAATGCTATACACGATTCAAAGCTTTTCTATCTTAGGACCCCGTCCGATTTAATGGACAAGGAGCCTTTGAGGAAAGACTTGGAAGACGCTGTTAGTTTCTTGCAAGGTCTGTGGGCGGAGGGTTACTTTGACTACACAAACTAAGTCTAGTAAATTCATAGAGTATATGAAGATACATCTAATTAGTCTTAACCAGGACTTGGATAAAGACTTGAATGTTCAATCTAAGATTAATATCCAGGGACAAATTATGGCAACCGAACATTTATTGTCAGTGGCTACTGATATAATGAATGACAACCTACAAGGAAAGGGATATTAATGAATGCTGAAGACATTGGGCTCCCGCCCCATTTGCAACGTATGGTTAATGCAGATGTACCTGGAATAGATATAATGCACGGGGAACTAAAAAACCTAATGCTTATTGCTGAACAAGAACTATCGGACGCAATTGAACAAGAAGAGCGGTCCGAAGAGGCAATGGATTCTATGGTCCGAACAGAATGTGAAGGACGACTAGATACTCTAACAGAACTATATAAACTAACATATGATTTATCATTTGCGATTGGAATTCGCACAGAAAATAGAAAGGACGGGCACATTTGATGTCATACGAGCCAACCTTGGAAATCCTGGAAATGGAATACTCTTGCTCACCTGGAGGAGTAGATACATTTGAGGTCTATGATAAAACAGATATACCTTTGTCTGTCCCAATATATGAGACTGAGTCCTTGACGGATGCTGTGCTCTACTGTTATAATTTAGGGAAAGACTTTACTGTCAAGACATTAGCGGAATGGAATGAAAGGGAGTTAGCATATGAAGCCAGCCGATAAAGATAAACTCAACGAATGTTTA